TTGCTCGTCCGGTCAAGCAGCTCGGCCAGGTCGCGCATGTCCTGCGCATTCCCGATGGCCATCCCGAATCCATCATGGACCATCATCTGGGCATTCCGCGCTACGAGCACCGGATTGCCGGCCATCGCGATAACAGAGGCGATCGAGGCAGCCAGCCCGTCGATCATGATCGTCACGTCACGCCGCGCCAGGAGCGCATTGTAAATGGCGATACCGTCGAACACCTCCCCGCCGGGCGAGTTCAGGTGGACCTCAAGAGGCCCATTGACGTCAGCCAGATCACGAATAAGATCCCCAGCCGACACCCCGAAGTAGCCGATCTCGTCATAGATGTGCAGCTGAGTCGGTCCCTCCTTCTGGTTCCGGATTCGGTACCAGTCATTAGCCTGCTGGTGCAGGCCATACATCTTCCTGGACGTTCGCCAGGGAGTATTCCGGCTCACGTACCCTCCTTCAGCTACCCGCTATGTCTTCGGAATCTTTGCGTTTCCTCGTCGAACTCAATATCGCCGTCAGCCCAGGCGAAACGGTCATCAGCCATTCGGCATCACCATCACGATAATTTTTCGCGGAGTCCCTGTGCTCGATTCCCCAGGGACGTCGGAAGTGACAGCAAAATGCGTGCCGGCTGGCAGGGTGTACTCTTGCGTCTCGCTCGCAGCCGGATCGTTACTGCCCGGCGGAGCGCTCTTTAGGGCGTGCGCACCCTGGGGAATCTGCACCAGGATAACGGTGTCTGGCATACCGCTGCTCTTCTGGCCATACTCCGCTGCGATTGAGCTGTCCGAGGTGACACTAACGAATCCCTTGTCGGTGAATGTCTTCCCCTTGGCTGTTCCCGGCTTCCCAAACGGTCCATTTCCCCGGACGCCACGATACGCTAGAGCGTCTCGGGTGAAAGCAGGCGAGCGCATAATCGCAGCCTGGAAAGCGTCAATGTCCTCGATAAACCTGTCCTTGTGAAGCCAGGGAGCTGCTGGATCCTCATCCAGGTAACTAGGCAGTTTCCCCTTGCGAAGATACGCATTGGTGTTCTTGTAGTTCTCGCTACCGTACCAGGCACTCTCCGCTGCATTGCCCTCGTCTCGGCTGAGGTACAATGCTCCTTCGTCCGTTCTCCAGAGCTCTGTGTCCTTGAGCGGGCCTCCCGCCCCTCCGGTAGTCCACCTACCTTTGTCATCACGCTTCTCGCCAGGATCAAACGCAGCGAACAGGAAAGGAACCCAGTCAGGTAGTGCTAGCTCATCCCGGACGATCTTCTGACGTGACAGGATCGGCCTCATCGTAGCCCCCTGCCGTTGCCATTCCCACGAGCAGCCTCGGAGAACCCTTCTCTGATGATCTGGGCGAGGTCGCCACTGATCTCCCGATCCCTGTCCTGCCAGTACCTATCGAGCGCGGGTGTGGCTGGCGGAGCCGGCGAGGACGGCGCTAGAGCCGGGGCTGCCACCGGGGGCTGGCCAGGAGGCAGTATCCCGCCAGGAGGTAGCGCTGGAGCCGGAACCGGCTCCGCCAGGTCCATATCTGGCAGACCGACACACTCTAGCACGGCATGCGGGTCAAAGCCTGCCTTGATCAGGGTAGCGACTGCATTAGTTTTCGCGGTGAGCTCCGCGTTGTCCTGCTCCCTGTTCCTGGGATTCGGATCCGGGTAGTCAAACTCAACGGCCTCTTCGTCCCCGAAGATCTCCAGGAACTTTGTATTGAGGACAATCTTGGTCCGGTCCAGCCGAGGGATCTCGTGCCAGCTAATATGAACTTCCTGGGCTACCGTCGCGTTTGCCCGATTAACGTCGGTACTCTCACCCATCATCGACTGGTGTATCCGATACGCCTGCCGGAGCATATCAGTTGTCACTCGCCGCAGCTCCGGGAACTCCATTTCCCGCAGGCTGAAGGTATTCGGCGTCCAGCTAGCCCCCTGCTCCAGGACACCAACCCGATGCCCACGACTGACACCCTGATGCTGCTCCCGCCAGCGATCGGTAAACTCTGTAAACTCGTCGTCACTCAGCCGCTTAGCAAACGTGACAATACCACCGGGCTGAGCCGAGTTAAGGAAGAAGTTCCGGGACCATTCCGCACTATACCGGGCCGCGTCAATATCAATCAGGATTGCCTGGACTGCACTCAGGCCCCGGTAGTAGTCAATCGGGTGCGGATACCTCAGCTGGATAACCTCGTCCGTGCTAAGGGGTACAGGCTCCCCGTTGGGCCCAGTATACAGCCAGCCCGCAAGGAACTTGTCCTTGTCCGGTACTGGTTCCATCCGGTCGGGCCGTACAGGCCACATCTCGATTGGGATACCCGTCCCGCTCGGGCCACGATCCAGGACCCAGTACCATTCGCCAGCCAGTTCCATATGCTGCCAGCCGATCTCGCGGAACTCCTGGCCCGTCATAAAGTGGTTCGGACGTTTCCACAGTCGCAGTGCCTGGTGCTGGAGCACCTCAGTCCGGGTATCACTTCCCCGGTCAGAAGAGGCGTACCGAACTCGCTTGTCCCGGCGCTTACGGTACAGATTCCATTCGCCATACGCCTGCGCGCCGGTAGAAAGCAGCTGGATAATCCCGTACATCGTGCCCTGCACGCCCGAGGCATTCAGCTGGGTGAAACGATCTTGTGCCTGTGTACCGTACAGGCCTCCCTGGCTATTCCACCGACTGGGAAACGGAATCCGGTTCAGTATCAGCTCACGCCGAGCCTTAGCAACGAGAGACTTAGTCACCAGGAGGCATCAGGAAGTCCTGCCTCTGCTCGTTCCTTACAACTGACATTTTCAGGGCGTTCAGCGCACCCGTGAGTAGCCTAGCAACCTGGCTATCTGGGACATGCATCCAGTTCCCGGCGGCCGGACGATGCTCCATGTCGTACTTCTGGGCCGCCCGGACAAGCCTCTCCATCTTCATTCGACACTCATGTCCACAGTCGTCATCTCGGCCGCTGCAATAAGAGCCGACGGATTAACAAGGACTCGCCGGTCAATCTCCTCGCAGCCCGGAACAACCGAATAGGAGATCATCTCGCTACCATTCGCGGCGATAATCGTGAGACTCGCCGGCAGCGCATCGTCCTCCAGCTCGGCGTACAGCTTCCGGAGCGCACTCCAGAGCCAGTGCCAGCGTGGATCCAGCAGCTGCCGACCGCCCATAACTCACCCACCTTCCACTCGAGTACAAGGAGAAGAGAACCGAGCACAAGCAGTCCGGAGAACAACGAATGAGTAAACGCGGCGCCAGCCAGGCATCCGAACCCTGCCAGGGTATAGAAATGGTCCCGGAGGTGCCTGGCTAGCGGACGTGCCGACACACGCGCCCGATCTAGCCAGGCACCCGTTATCCGCTCGCTCCAGCCACTCACACGCTCACGCCAGTGAGAAGCCGACCGGAATGTCACGGTCATCGCTGGTCCTCCAGAGCCTGGATTACGAAGCAATCCATCGCCTCACGTAGCTTGCGGAGGCCAGCACTCAGCTCCGGTCCGTCACCGAGTGCCGAGACAAGATCCTCCGCGACCACCCAGACAATGCTCGCCACAGCGAAAGCCTCCTCCGGAAGACGGGGATTCGGTACAAGCCAGCGCATGGCGTGCTGTGTAGCCGAGTGCCGAGAGACGTAGGCGTCCAGCGGGTCTCTGTCAGTCGTCATGCCACGATGCTCCTGTAGATCGCCCGGATGCCAAAGGCTCGATTGGCGACAAGATAACGCATCGCGTCGCAGCCGTGATCGTCCTCCTTGGTGGGCGCCTCCTTTGTCTTGCTATCCGACCACACATACGCCGGGATCTCCTCGACGGTACATGTCGGCTTCTTTGCCTCGACCAGAAGCGGATCCGTCTCGTGTAGCGCGCCCCGGAGAATGAACAGCCCAGGCCGTCCATCGCCCTTCACCCGCATTGCTACCTGGACGGCTTCAATCCCCTCCAGCACCGACTTGTGAGCTGGCTCGGTACTGCGGCCGATCTCCCGTTCTAGTGTCGCCCGTCCCTCGGCATCTGTATCGGCAAGGATGGCGCGCGGTTTCGGCTCGGTCCAGCTGCCACGCGAATTCGTCACCGTGCCCAGGACAATCCGAGCATGCTGGTCAACCGTCCGCTGAGTATAGTAGATCTCTCGGTACAGATACAGTCGTCCGTCTGGGTCCTCGGCCCACATCTGGCACACGAACGGATTCGTATAGCCAAAGTCAACAGACCAGTACCTCGGCCACGCCAGCGGAATACCAGCCTGGTCAATCGCCCTGTCGTCTGTATCCGGCCGATCAATGAGGTGGATCGTGCTGTTCCACTCCTCATAGATCACACCTTCTGCCGCGACCCACTTCCCCAGCCGCAAGCGCTTGTACCGGACACCTGTCAGAGAATCCAGCTTCGCCATGTAGTCCGTTCCCCGCTGGGTGGGGATATAGCGACGCTCGAGAGAATCCCAGCTGAACAGCGTCGGATTGTTCTCGTGCACGCTGTCAAGAAGAACGGTCTTCCCCGCGTCGCATCGCCGCTTCAGCCAGTGGTCTGGGTTCTGTGGATTGCAGTCGGCAATGAGCTGCTGGAGCTCGCTTACGCTATTCCGAAGCCGTGTCGTCAGCGTCTCCCAGTCGTCCTCCGAGAGCTCAGTTGCCTCCTGGACATAGATAACATCATACTCTGAGGACATGATCTTGCTCGCCTTGTCCAGTCCGCCCACCGTCACGACCGAGCCATTCTTATACTGGTAGCTGGCCGGCTCCTTCGTGCTGCCCCCGAAGAACCTCACCTCGCCCGCCGCAATGTGCTCGGCGGCTACAAACCTCTGCCAGGTTACGAGCGCCGTAGACGAGAGGGTGGTCGCTGCCTTCCGAACGATCAGCCCACGTGCCCCCGGGTGCATCAGCATAAGACAGTGCAGCTTCTCCATACATGCCCGGCTCTTGCCGGTGCCTGCCGGCCCGGCAACCAGGATCTCACCCGCCCGGCACTCAAACAGCTCCGGAAAGCGATGCCGGAAACGGTGCTCGACTATCACTGTCGTCATGGGCCCACCCACACCAGCTCCGGCGGCCCTTCTGTCGTTCTGTGCACATTCCGGAGCCAGGACGCGTCGTGCCCGAGTCGCGCGAGGACCCGCGCCCGTACGTCAATCGCCAGTCCTTCCGCGTGCATCGCCGTATCAATCACCTGCGCTACCTCGCCCGCCAGCGGTACGCGCGGCAGCGGAACAGGCACCTGCGACACTGGCGCCTCCCAGGCAGCACAGCGCGGACACCGCAGCATCAGGGATGCCTCTGCACTGGCCTGGCGGATGCGCTCCCGCCAGGCAGTATGGCAGGCGGAGCACACGAGCAGGCCTGCCCCCTCGACGTGACAGAAGAGCCGGATTGAGGGGAACAGCAGGCACCCCGGCCCACCGACCGCGCAGCGCTCCTCCTCGGGCCGGGAATACCAGGCGTCGCGCGGACTCATCGCAGGGCCTCCACGTGATCCGTCTCAATGACGTAATGCACCGTCTGGCCGCTTCGCGCCGGAACAGCCTGCCGCTGCGGATAGGCGCCCAGCTCGTCCGCAGCCTGCCGGAAGATCTCAAGATATGCCTTGAGCATGTCGCGATGAGCCCGGGACCAGCGGCTATCCCCGGCCCGTAGTTCTGCGAGGTAGTCCCGCAGCTCTTCAGCTTCCGCCTGCATCTCAGCCAGCCGATTCTGCTTCTTCGTGATCCACAGCCCAGCTGTCTCCCGCATGAGCTGGCCGGCCAGCGCGGCCCGGATCTCGGCGACCTCGGTCGCATGGACGTCCCGAAACTCCGCAAGTTCCTTCTGGGTCACACCCTCCCGGCCGGCCATCTCCCGCAGGCTCAGCTCGCCCATGGCGATGTCTGCGAGCAGCTCAAGACGCCGGTAGCCGCGTGGCGGCCAGCGTTGTGGCTGGCCGACCACGCGGCTGGGTAGCCGGGCGCGGGTAGTTCCCGGTGGCACTCGGTCTCCCTCCGTGCCAGGAGCTGACCTTAAGGCACCTAGGATACGCTATCCGGCCGCTCGGCGCTAGTCCGGCGCTCCCGGCTCGGTACAGCACCAGTGGCAGCCTTTCCGCTCACCGCAGATGTGCCAGCCCCGGGCACAGCTATCACACGTGCAGCTACACGTGCCCCAGGACTCACAGCCCCGAGACCAGGCGCCGCAGCGCGCCGGGCCGCCCGGCTGGAGCCGCAGCCCATAGGGACAGCGCCAGCCGCCGACATGGTCCCCGGCACAATGGCCACCGCAGCACCAGCGTTCCCCGTCCGACGTGTAGGGGCCCAGCCCGACAAACTCAAACGCGGCACGCGCCTCCTCCTCGGAACGCACGGATCCCTCCTTCTAGTGACAGGGGCACAGACGGCAGATACATCTGCCCTTTGGCCTGCCATCTCGAGTTGTACCTTCCTTCTTCCAGCAGGCCTCGCACAGACACCAGCAGTAGACTAGCGTCTGGTCCTCAATGGGCGCCGGAAGATCGGCGAGCGGCAGCCCTGGCCGTGGCTGGCTTGTGCCGACGTGAGTCTCAGCATACGTCGCCAGGCACAGCGTGTCATGCCGGATCATCGCGGGCGGCCGGGGATTCCCGGACGACCACGGCGCCGTGGATCTCTTCTGCTGCCTTGTAGGTCCGGAGGCCAGCTCTGGCCGGATGTTGCTCATGATTAGCTGAAGAACTCCTTCCACAGCGCGCTGTTCGAGCAGTTGTCCTGGTTCCCGGTATTGAGGGAGATCCCGCCGCGCAGCCCATTGGACTGGGCTGCGTAGATGTGCGAGGTCCCGCCGTAATCGTTGGTCTTCTCGATCGAGATCAGGCAGTTGAACACAGTACCCGCGCCGTTCCAGACGTACTGGGTTGCCCAGTCGCCTCCCTGTCCGTCGATGTTCGGGCAGGCACTGAGCCGGAGCGTGAACGTGCCCTGGGCTGACGTCCCGGCGCACCAGTCGTGCTGGTACTCCTCGACCATCATAATGCGGTCGTTGTCGAGCAGCTGGTTGTATGCCTGGTTCCGGAATGGGCAGTGCTGTGCCGCTGAGACATGCCCCGCGTTACATCTCCCCGTAAGCGTCACCCCTTCGTACGGGCCGTTGGGGTCACCCCGGTAATAGCCGGTAATGAATGTCCCGTAGGCTGTCCCGCCGCCCTGCCGGTTAAAGCAGAGCTGCGGACTACTGAGGTTGTTGCAGATCTGTACCGCCGGCGCAACGGCATACGCAGTCGTCGTCGCAGCGAGCGCAGTAGCAGCGAGCGCAGTAGCAGCGAGCGCAGTAGCGAGTACTCTCATCCGTCCTCCTCTGTGGACAGGATTGCGGCCGCCATGCGGTGCCGGCAGAGCACGTCATGCCGACCCGCCAGACACGAGCATGATGCGGGCGTGACTATGTAGGTAATGCTGTACCGTGCACTGTCGTAGCTGTAGACGTCCTTGCGTAGTCGATGGAGGGCCGCCCGACCAAGGATCTGCGCAGCACCGATGGCGATCCAGTTCATGCTCGCGAGCAGGACTGCCCTGGCCCGGAAGATTGCCTCGGCACAGCCGGGGCAGTAGAACTGCCGCAGTTCCGGGGTGACCATACTGCCGTACTGAATGTCGATAAGCCGAGGAGTGGCCGGAGAGAATATCTCTCCGCACTTAGCACAGCGCGTGGGCGCGCGGGTCACGACAATGCCTCGAGATCTTCTGCCTCTTCGGCCGTTATCGAGCCGTCGTCCCACACCACGACGATCTGGTCCGGTGACATCTTTAGAGTGGTGCCGTCTGCCTCGAATGCGTCTAGCGGCTTCTCGCTGATGCCCCGGATCGTGCCGGCAGCCAGATGCCGTAGACTGCGTACGCGGTCGCCGAATTCCGGTGGCCTGGGATTCTCCTGGAGATTCATGTCTCGCCTCTCTAGCCTGTTACCTTCAGTATACCTCGCTCGTGGCCGGATCGCTAGTCGCTCGTCACCACCGCATACAGATGCCCCCGGGTAATGCGGAGGATGTAGACGCGGGTGGCGATCCAGTGGTCACGCAGAATGTCGGTGCTGAATGTCGCGATGTCGACAGGATGGGAATGCCAGGTCCCCACGACCTCGGACAAAGCATACAGGGTGGGTGGCGCTATCGGGCGGAGACCTGTCGCGCCGAAGCGCTGGGCGATCGCGGCGGCGGTGGGAGTCGTGGTGGTGTAGCTGCCCGGTGGGGCTGGTGCGGCTGTAGTTGTACACGCTGTGATGGCGATCGCTGTGATGGCGATCGCAGCTGCTCGTAGTGCTCTCATGGCGAGGGTAACCCTCGCGTGGTCTGGGATATTTCCTGCCTATTCCCTACTGGAATGGTAGGGAATAGGCTGATAACCATTTCAGGGTACAAGAGACAGCGCTACGATTACTGTACGTTACGGGACTTTTCTGCACACGCACCCAGCGCGCAACTGTTAGCTAGGCTAACAGTTTGCTCGGCTAACGAAATGCAGTCGGCAGACTGCATTTCGGCTGGTCAGACTGGTAATTCAGGCGACACCCACGACCAGAGTACACAGCCAGACACTGCACCTCCAGAACTGTTAGCTAGGCTAACAGTTCCGCTCGTAACTGTAGGTAGTCCTCGCGCGCGCTCGCGCGCGCGGTTCTTACCGTACGCGCGAGCGCGCGCGCGCCCGACCGGTGTCCTACGTTCAGTTACCATAACGCTTAGCTACATTCTTACGGCGCGTAGTACAGTTACGATACGAGACACCAGTTACGATACGTAACTGGTACTGCCAGCGAGAATGCAGTCGCTGCATGGCCGAAACTGCACTACTGCGCGTAACTGGTAACGCTCAGTAGTGCAGTCGTGAGGTTAGAAGGTACGCCGTAACGTACAGTATTCGTGGCGCTCCTAGAGCCCCCAACCCCCACTACTATACTTACTATACTTTCTAAGTCATATATCAGGGGAAACGCAAAACTACAGTTTTAAGTCCAGTAGGTTAGAGAGTACACTAAGTACAGTAGGGGGGGTATAGGTTCTAACGTCGCCCTTCTAGCTCTTAGACAGTACAGTGTACTGTACCGCCTAACTCCCTAAGCACTCGCGCTTCTTCCACGCTACGAGGTCCCGCGCTATCCGAAGACGTAGGTCTCCCGAGACCGAGACTCCGAGAAGCGAGAGGAGCGGATCAACGACCTCAGTAGCGCAGCGTATAACCTGGCCCCAGTACACCGGATCTCGCGGAGTACCGACATCGCCGGCCCGGATAAGCGCCGATACCGCATGACCATGCCGATCATAGCCAGTAAGCGGCCGATCTTCAGCCATCGCCCGCACCCGCACCCGCACCACGAATAGTCCAGTCCCAGGACGCGACACCGCCACCGACAGTACCTCGCCGCATCGACCGGACCGACCTAATACCCATCGATTCACGAACCTTGTCCACCGTCTTCTGGTTCGTGGACACGCCCGCTGAAGCGAGTTCCGCCATGACCCGCTTAGCCGACCATGTGTCGGCGCGGCCAAACAGATCCTCGAGCACTTCGCGGATTTCGGCCTGGACCATGGGTACCGGTCCGCGCCGTTTCCCAGCATTAACGAGTTCATCAGCGTCCACGGCGACTGTTCCGAACCAGCTGCACACCGGTACCATGTCGCCGTCGTCACCGACCTCTGCGACGAGATCTGAGTCTGTTATACTGTAGGCGAGGACGCCCGATTCGACTCGCCGGAGGTTGGAATCAACAATTGCTATACCATACCGGCCGCCCGAACCACGAACCACATCCGGCAGCTTACCGGCAACGAGATGAATCCGGGACCTATTCTGGTATGCCGTAGTTCCGGCACCACGCATCCGAGCCGATGCTCCGGTGTCCTTATTCATGTGCCGGACAAGTAGCCCAGCTGCGCTGGAGTCCGCGAGAATCGCGCCGAGCGGCATCAGTGCCCGGCGGATAGAGGCATCATTGTTGGTCTGGATTTTCTCACCGAGGAAGTCATTGATAGGGTCAAAGATAACGAAGTCGGCGTCTACCTGCCGAATTCCCTCGGCGAAGCGCTGGGCTCCCTCGGGCAGAACCCATTCCTCGCTAATCTTCCCACGCTGCTTCTTTATACCCGTTGTCCAGACACGACTCATGTCGGCACCCGCCGCCGCGAGCCGGGGCGCCATCTCATGCCCGGGGTTCGCCTCAACGGAGAAAATGACAACAGTAAAGACCTCACCGGTCGCCTCCAGGCCAGGCAGTTCTCGGCCAGTCGAGAGCCGAGCCGCAATGTCCGCGATAACGACAGACTTCCCGACACCCTTCTCGCCGTCGAGCAATGTCATCTCGCCACGCGCCAGATACCCTTTCCAGAGCCACTGGATCTTCTGGATCTCGATCTCCGAGAAGCGGCGCATCAGCCCGGGCCGGACGGGCGAGACCCCAGCCAGCTCCCGCATCTCCCGATCCGTTGCGTCAGGGATCACAGCACCATCCCGGTGCAGTAGCGACTTAATCCACGTGTCCGGATCGCCACCCCGGGCCGGATACCATGGAGAGCTGCCATCGTAGTTCCGTATCTCGCCCAGGAGGGTCCGCAGTTTTACCGTTATCTTCCCCGGACTCCAGCCGCAGCGCTCAAGCTCGTAGACGTACCGCAGCAGAGCGTCTCGCTGCGTACCGGGGCCGGCAGCGAGGACGCGGCGCCGCAGCTCGCCCGCGCCGGTCCGGCCGGAGGTGCTACCCCGGTCGTCCAGCCGGGCGCTAACCCACGCGACGAGCGCCGAGCATGGCGCATCACCATTCTCAGCCGGCGCCCGCGCGGCAGTGTACACACCCGAGTT